TCCTGCCGTACTGCGAACACCGCAACCGATGACGCTAACCCGAACAGCGCCGCGGTGATAACGGCGGTGGTGTTCATGCCGTCGGGCTTTCACCGACTGAGTGCTCGCCGTCCAGGCGTACGGGCACGCCCCATGTCTGCCACTTGTGCTGTCGGAATGCCAGTTGTGCCATGATCGAACGGTCCTCGCCTTTCCGCCTGAACACCTGCACCATGACGCTGGTGCCGTCCGGCATCGTGCCGGTTAGAACTTCGTAGATTACAAGCACGGGTTCGGGTGCTTCTGCCATAAGGTTGCTGCCTTCCTATCGGTTGTGGGTTCCACCGTAGCGGCGGCCAGTCACGCGGTGGTGAATACCTGCCGGAACGCGTCGCGGACCTTGGCCGGGTCTTGCGCCATCTCGAGCACCAGTTCTACGTGCCACCAGTCGCCGCCCGGCGCCCCACTGAACGTCGGGCTGGTGGCCTTGCGCCACGTCGCCCGGTCGCAACGCCACGACCGGCCGTACGGTTGCGGCCAGTAGTCGATTACCAGGGCGATGCCCAACACTTGCCAGGCGTCCAACGCCTGCCGCATGAACGCCACGCTTTTGGCGCGGCCGTCGGTGGCCCCGCGCTGCTGTTGCGGATAATAGCGGAACGATAGGTCCAGGGCGACGCCGCGCGCATGGTTCGACACCTGGCCCGGCTTGCCGCGTACGTCACGGTTTACCCACGTGCCGTTATTCCATAGCGCGCCGGCTGAATGCGCCGCCGCTTGTTTCGCCCATTCCTCGGTGCCGGCCAACTTGCCGGCCGTCACCGGGTAGGACGTGACCGTGTACGGCGTCACGGTTTCGGTGTTTCGTCTTTCGCGACGAACAGACAAGCCGTTGAACGGTTGCCGAACCGGGTGCTGATCGCGGCAAGCACGCCGGACACCACCGGTATTGCCAAGGCGACCAGTTCCATGTCCAGGTCGTACTTCGCGGCGACGTACACCGCCAACGCGATCACGGCGCCTTTCAGTGTCTGGTCCGCTGTCTGCAACTGGGCGTTCTTGTCCACGTCACGCCCCCAACAGTGCGGCAACTTCCGCGTCGGTCAGTCCAAGCGCGGCAAGTTTCGCGCGCGCCGATGCCAGTGCGGCGGCTTTTGCGTCGGCGGCTGCTGCTGCGGCTTCGGCGTTGGCGATGCAAGCGTCGTAGTTCGCTTTCTCGTCGGCAGTCATTTCGCGTATTTGGTCACCGTGCTGGATTTTCATGTCGTGTCCTAACTGTCTGCCAGTCCGTAAACGTTATAGAAACCTGTGGCGGCGACGCTGAATGAGAACACGAGCCCGGTGTGCGCTTCTGCCGTTGTGTATAGGCCGCCGAACGCAAGTCCTGAACGCGGGTCGTTGCCGGTGCCTACGGCGCTGCCTGACCATGACGTTGCGAACGCGGCGGTCGGGTTGTACACCGTGAATGTTGCCGAATAGGGGCTGGTGCTGCCGCTTGCGCTTGCGCCGCCCATGCTGAATGACGTAGCGGACGCCGTGCTGACGCCCTGACCGCTGCCGCTGTCCGAACGTCCGAACAGCGCACCGATGTATGCGGCGCTTGATTTCGTGCCGGCGTTGTCGCGTACCTGCATCGTGATGGTGGTTGCGGTCGCCGGGTATGCCGTCAGACTAAGCACGATGCTGTACGCGTTGTAGGTCGATGTGAACGTGTCGTTTGCGAACGCAACCGATGTTTGCGATGTGAACGTGGCGCCGCCCACGCGCACGAACGCGCCCGAACTAGGTGCCGCGCCCCACGTGATCCAACTGCTGCCGTTATATGACTGCAAGCCGGTGCCTTCCACGTACGCAAGTTGGCCTTCGGCCAGCGTTTTTTCGCCGGTGCCGCCGAACGCGGCGTCGCGCGTGACGGTGGTGGCGAACACCGGCACCCCGGTGCGCGCCGACTGATTTTGCTGGTCCGCTGTGAGTATTTGGCCGGCGGTGAACGTCGGAACCGTGGTCTGTGCGTTGGCGCCCATATTCTTAGCCTAGGACGTTGGAACCTTCGCCAAGTGCATCGGCAAGGGTGCCCACCGTCGGATCGTTCAGCACCAGTTGGAACACTATGACGGTAGGCGACGTGTAGAACCGGACGGTGTGCCCGGTTGCGAAGTCGATCACCGCGTCGATGCCTTCCACCGCCAGTTCACTGGCCAACTGGCCGAACCCGGTGACGTCTTTTTCTATGGTGATCGTGTCGCCTATGTCCACCAGGGCAACCGCGTCGCGTTGCACCGTGGTGAGAAGCGCGAAGTTCGTGGCCACGCTCGTGAACCGCGGCGACGGGTCGGGCACCAACAGATAGGCGGCGGCGGCGTCCAGTTCGGGCTGGTCGTGCAACAGACTGGAACTGATCGCGCGTGTCTGAATGAAGTAAGTGTTCTGGCTTGCGGCGTCATCGTCGGCACCTATGTCGCCGTCCAGGCTTTCCACCGTCGCCCGGTTCACGACGTGCGACGCGTCGAACTCGATCTCCAGGTCGTTGTAGGGGGCGTGCACGCCCTGGTCATCGAACTCCACGACGGGGCCGCTCAGGGTCGTGCCAATCCGTTCCTGGAACGTGAACACCCCGGTGCGCGACATGAACAGCCGGCCGAACTCCGCGGTGTCGTTTATCTGTTGCGCGTACTGCAACGCGTTCGTGTTTTGCGGAACGGTGAACGCAACGGCGTGCCCCAGGTTCACGGTGCCGGTTGCGATGTTGCGCAACGCGCCCGCGAACAGTTGCACCTCTGGCAAGTCCAGCAACGCTTCCAAGCGTTCCCCGGACGTGTCCGGGTCGACGTTCCATTCGTCCAAGTAGCACTGCGCCAACTTGTAGAACCCGTCGCCGGCCAGAATGTTCACCAGGTTGCTGCCACCAAGTTCGAACTGGTAGTCGTAGTTCAGTACGTTGCCCACGAACAGCGGGTGGCCGTCGCGTAGCAACCGGATCGCGCGCAACGGCGCCAACCCCGGCTGGTTGTTCACCGGATCGTAGAACGGGCTAGTTGTGTCGTACGGCGACAGAATGCCGCCCGCCAACGTATCGTCCAACAGCACCGACATGGTGCCCGGCCCGAACTGGTCGGTGTCTTTTCGGCGGCCGCGCCGATAGGTGACGCGCCGACAGTACGGGGTGACGTCCGCGAACGTCGTGGTGCCGTCCAATACGTAGGTGCCGTTCAGTTCGCCCTCGGGGTTCAGGTCCAGGCGGAACGCGTCCAGGCTGAACCCGGTGTCGATTTCCACGACGTAATCGCCGGACTGCACCACCGGGGTTGCCATTTAGAACACCTGCGCGGCGATGCCCACGTATCCGGCGCGCTGGTTGTATTCGCGCAACGCGTCCACGATCAGTTCGCCGGCGCGCGACGGGTCCAACGACTGCGCGTTTATCGTGATCGGCTGCACCGGGGCGGCGGGTGCCGCCAGGCGGCTCACCGTGTCGCTGAACGCGGCCGCCGCCCCCTTTATGTCGGCCGGCCGCTTGGCGCCTGCGATACGGCGCTCGGCTTCCGCAATCGCTTCCATGACGCCCCGCAGGTACTGTTCACCGTTCGCGACGCCCGCTGCGTAGAACTTTGTGGCGGCCGCCTCACCAATCTTGTCCGCGATTTCCTGCGTACGTTCCACCAGTTTATTGGCGCGCAACACCCCGTCCGCCGCCGCCAACAGTTGCTCGGCTATCGCCGTGCCGCTGTCCACACCCGCCGCCAACACTTCGCGCAGCGCGTCTTGGCTTATGCCCGCTTTCAACAGTTGGTTCACCAGTTCCCCGAACCGGTCCGCCTTGCGGGCTTGCTTCGTCAGTTCGTCCAGAAAACTGCCGCCGAACTCCGCGCTTTCCTCCAACGCCGAACCGAAGTTCAGGGCGCCGCGAATGGTGGTCGCGACGCTTCCGGCGAACTGGTCGAACGCCGCCTGCGCCCCCTCCAGCCGTGCTTTTGCGCTGTCCAACGCGGTCGCCAGATCGTCGCGCAACGCCTTGGCGGCTTCCTCGAGCCGGTCTTTTAGTTTCTTGGCGCGTTCCGCCAGTGCATTCAGGCCGCTGCCCCGGCCGCTGCCGTCGCCGTCGCCTTCGCCGTCGCCTTCACCCTGGCCGAAGTTCAGTGCGTTGCGCATACGTTCGTGCGCGTCCGTCACCCCTTGCAACCGCGTCTTGGTCGCATTCGCCTGGATCGCCAGGTTGCCGAGCCGGCTTTCCAGGTCATCGAAGTACGCCAACGTGCGCGCTTTCAGTTGGTCCGTTATCACGGCGCCGCCTGCCGCCGCCAACGCTTGCGCGAACGCCGGCAACCCGGCCCTGCCGCGGGTCGCCAACGCTTGCGCGGCACCAATCAGGGTTTGGATACCGGCATACGACAGCGCGATCGTCTTTATAAACTCCAACACCCCGGCGCTGGCGGCTTTCATCGCACGAATGGCGACGGGCCCGAAGTTCCCCATGCTTGCCACCGCCAGTTCGAACGCGCCTTTCACGCCCTGGCCGCCTTTCAGGTGCTCGATGAACACCCCGAGCGCCGGCACCACGTACTTTTGCAGCACGTCCACGAACTTCTCAAGGTACGGCAGCACGTAGTAGCCCACTTGTTCGATCACTTCGCCCCACGCGACGCTCAACCGTTTCAGTTTGCCGTCGAACGTGTCGGCGGCGGTCGCGCTCGCGCCCCCGAACTGCTTGGCCAGCGCTTCTTGCGCTGCACGGTAGTCCTTGGTTTTCGTAATGTTTTCGTCCAGGGGCACGCCCAGTTTCGTCAGTGCCGCGAAGTTCCCGTTGTACGCCTTGCCCAACGCAACCGCCACCGACTCGACGTCCTTGCCGGTGCCGGCCGCAACGTCCAGGGCAAGCCCCAACTGTTTCTGTGCCACCGCCGCGTCGCCGGTCGCACGTACCAGGGCCGACAGCGCCGGGCGCAACTGGTCATCGGTGACGCCGGTGGCGCGCTGTGTTTCGTCCACGTACTGTTCCACCGCCGCGATCTGTGCGTCGGTCGCCCCGGTCGTGGCACGCAACTGGTTCGCCAACAGAGCCTGGCTTTTCTGGTCTTGCGCCGCGGCTTGCGCCGCCTCGAACAGCCCTTTGCCCAGGGCCAGGGCGGCGCCGGTCGCGGCGATGACGCCAGGCACCAGGGCTTTACGTAGGACAAACCCGGCCTTGTCGCTCGCGGTTTCCAGTTGCCGGAACTCCGCCAGCGCGCGTTGCACGCCCTTGCCGGCGTACTCCGTCACGATCGGAATAACTACGGCCATACGCCAAGCCTACGACAGTCCGCGGTTCACTTCTCGCAATACGACCGCAACTATCGCGGCGGTTTCGCCTTCTACTTCGTCGCGGTGCATCTCATAAGCGGGCCATAGCACGCGCGACGCCTTGCCGTGGCGTGCTTCCAACGCGCGGATCATCACGGCACCGCGTTCCGTTTCGCCCATGCCCTTGCGGCCCGCCAGGTCGAACAGCGTGTTGACGGCGCCGGACCATGCGACGCTGAACACCGCCAGGTTGGTGGTGCGGCCGGCCCACTCGCGCGGCTTCTTGCCCGACACTTTCGCCTTTATAAAGTCATCGCCGCGCGCCCCGTTCCACGGCGTCATGCGGTGCCCGCTTTTCGTGGTCCAGTTGCGTGCCCAACCCGACAGCGGTGCCGCTTGCGGCACTTTCTGTTTCGCGGCCACGATCACCGGGCGCACGATCTTGCGGTAATCCTTCGTAATGTCGCGGCGAAGTTTCGGGTTCAGTTGGTTCAGTTCGCGGAGCGCGTCTTTCAGGCCAACTACTTCCATTCGGCCGTCCATTACTTGCGCCGGTTCCTTTCCTCCAACACTTTCAGGACCGTCGCCAGGTCCCTGGTATCGAAGTCTACGCCAGGCGGCCAGAATGACGCGGCGACCAACAGTTCGGCTAACTGCCGACGGTAGGCGCCGCGTCCGTAGGGTGGCTTTCCTCGCTGTCTTTCACCGTGATCGCCTCAACGGTTTCAAGCCATGCATCGAAGTCCACGGACGTCGCCCCCGCACGTTTCTCGCTGGCGTACGCGAGATAGGCCAGGTCCTCGACATGGAACCCGGCGGCGAGATCGCCGGCGCGCCGCTTGTAGCGGCGTTCCCAGTCCACGATGACCGCGAGCGTGGTGTGCACGTCGCGGGTGTTTCCGTCGCTGGTCGCGACAGTGAGCGTCAGTTTCACGGTGCTGCCTTTCGTTGCTGGTTTTTTACGGCGTGGTGTCGATCGTGAGCGCGCCGCCCTGCAGCGTGATTTGCACTTCCGACAAGCCGCCAAGTTCGGCGTTCACGACGTCCAGGCTTTCCAAGTAGGTCTCGGCTAGTTCGAACTTCGGGTTGGTTGCCGACAGTGCGCCGCTGGTCGGCGTCACCGATACGTAGCACTGGGTGCCGACAAGCGGCTGCAACAGCGCGTAGGTCTCCGAACTGGCGTACGACATCAGGAACGTCAGCACGCACTGGTGGTTTTGCAGGCCGGCGGTGTAGCGGCGGCCGTTCGATCCGAACGCGGTGCTTTCCAACGCTTCCACCAGTTGCGTGAGCACTGCACTCTTGCACTGGTCGGTTATGTCCGTGCCGGGCGACGCGGCGCCAATCGTCACGACGGGGTTGGCGAGATAGGTGGTGGTGGCCATGGGCTACTCCTTCGGCTTTTGTTTCTTGCCCTTAGTTCTAGCACCTTGCGGCGCGGGCGTGGTGGCATCGGGTTCGGCCACCGGTTCGATCATGCCGGCCGCCAGTAGGTACCGCACGTTGTGAAACGCATCGTCGTGCACGTGCTCGCCAACCTTGCGGGCACCGAACGGGCGGACGACGCGGAACTTCACGGCGCCACCTTAGTGGATAACGTCAAGTCGTACGACGCGTAGTCGCCGCCGCCGATCGTGGTGACGGTCGGACGGCCGGCAGTCAGTCCGATGTTGGCGCCGCGTATCAGGTCGGCAAGTTCCAACAGTTTCTGCAACGCCTTGCGGTCGCCCGGGCCGACAGTTAGCACCTTCACGGTGAACTCCAACTGAGCCACTTCGTTGGTGGCCATGTCGAAAGCGGGCGCGTCCACGATCACGCACGGCGGGTTTATGTTGCGCGGATCGCTTTGCACTACTACCGGCAGACCGGTGATCGTGCCCAGTTTCGTCACCAGGGCGTCAAACCCGTCGTTGAATAGGTCGGCGGCGGGCACTACGCCACCGCCGGCCGGTTGCACCCCAACAGTTTCAGAATGTCCCCGAATGATCCGCCCACGGCGGTGCCGGTCGCCAACGGATCGAACGACGCGTACTGGTCGATGCTGCCGCGCTGCCGGTACAAGTACCCGGCGTACATCACGGTCGCCAGTTTCACGTCGCCGCCCGGCACCGTGGTCAGGCTGTCGGTGTAGCCGCTTTCCTGGCGGCGTCGCCACGCGAACTGGTTGGCGGCGCTGACGGCCATGGCGAGAAGGTCCGCATCGCTCGACGGACTGGTGACGGTGAACCCAAGCCAGTCTTCTGCGTCCGCGTTCGTAATCCACGTGCACACCGGCGTGTACGCCAACGCGCCGGTGGTCGCGGTGCGCGCAACGTCCGCGACGTTGAGCGCGAACGCCACCTGGTTCGGTATCAGGATCGCCGGGTTGTACGTGTAGTCGCCTTGTTCGTCCACGCCCAGGAAGTAGAACTCAGGGCACGCCGTGACCAGGTGCGTGCCGTTGTACGTCGCGTTCCCGGTGATCGTGATACTGACGCCCGGTTGGATAGGTGTGCCGGTCAGTGTCGCAACTACGGCAACACCGTCAGTCACCTGGCCGTGCGTAATCGTGTAGGTGGCCACGCGGCCGCCTTTCGGTTAGAAGTCGAACCAGCGGAACTTCGTGACGTCGATGAACTGCGCCGCGAAGTATCCGCGCACGCTGATCTGACGGCCGAGCACGTCCGGCTTTTCGATACTGACCAGGCCCTTCATGGTCTCAAACACTTCGAACCCGGCGTAGGTGCCGGCCGCGTTGCCGAGCGCGATGAAGTCGCCGGCGTAATCCAAGCCGGGGTCCACGACAAGCGACAAGCCGACGGGGTTGGCCACGGTGCTGGTTGCAGACATGACGCCCGACGCGTTCATCGGGTTCAGTGTCGGGAACAGCGGACGCTTGCTGTCGTCCACCAGTGCGCCCACCGCTTCGAAACCGGGCGTGCCCATGATTAGGTGCGTCGGCATGACGCGGCCCGACGCAAGGATCGCGGCGGCGCCTTCGTACACCTTCGCGATGAAGTCCTCGGACGTGCCGTTCCACGTGCCCACTTGCTGCGCGCCGCCGATGTTGTTGGCGAACTGCGTGCACGCATAGTTGCCGGTTTGGATCGCGTACTGGTTGGCCATGTCGCGCACGATGATTTCCAACGCGGCCGGGTCCGAGAAGTCCACGGTCTGTTCCGACACCAGGACGGTGCCGCCGAACGTCAGTTTCGTGACGACGATGTCGTCCACAAGCATGGTGGTGCTCGACAGTCCGGCCAGTTCGCTCGCTTGCTGCGCGACGCTGGTGTGCGTCACGATCTTAGGACGAATGAACGTCTTGCCGCTGCCCGGCATCGGGCGCGCGCCGATCGCGGTGACTAGCGGACGCAACGGCGCGATGTTGTCGAACGTAGGTCCGAGAATGGGCACCGGAATGACGCCAGGGAAATCGGTGGTTGTCTGGTCGCCGGCTGCGGCGGCAATCGGCGCGTGGTGCGCCTGGTAGGCCGCAACTTCGCGTCGCGCCGCTTCGGCGCTTTCACCGCCGCGCACGTACGCGGCCATGTATTCCGCGACGGTCGGCAACTTCGTCGGCACTCGCTTGGCTTCCGCCCACACTGGTGCGGTCGGTGCGGGTGCGGGCACTTCGTTCATGTTCGGGGTTTCTGTGTTCATGGTTTCCTCCGTGTTGCTGGTCGCCACACTAGTGGCAGCGACCTGACTAATGCGAGCATTCGCGAACGCGGGCTCGGTGACCACCGACAGTTCCCGCCACTGGGCCTTGGCAATCACCAGGACGCCGGCTTCGTCGTATTCCGCTTCGATCGGGTCCACGCCCACGGACACCGAGTCCAGGGCGCCGTCTTTCACCAGTTCGAGCACGTCATCGCCGGCGCGGCTTGCGCTGATCCGGGCGCTGAACGTCATGCCGGCCGCGGTTTCCTCGCGTGCCGTCACGATGCCAATAACCCGTTGCGTGTCGTGCTGTTCCAACAGTTTCGGGGCCTTGCCGTCAGTCGGCAGACTGCCCGCCAGAAACCTGACTTTTCGGCCGCCGGACACGGTGGCTTCGACACCGTACGGAACGGCCAGGCCGCTGATCGTGCGACGCGGTTGCCCGTCATCGGCTTGCGCCGCCAGGGTGACGGTGCCGGCCGTCAGTTGCAGTGGGTCCAGTGCGTTAGTCATTATCGGTGGTCCTTTCGGGTGTTAGTGAACTGCCGGAACCGGGCGGGGCAGCATCGTCCGCCCGGTCCGACAGCCCGTTTTCCTCCAAGTAGGCGGAAACGTCTAGTTCGATGTAGCGGCCGCGCGGCGTCACGCTTGGCATACTGAGCGTCTGTTCGATGCATTCGATGAACGGCCGCGCCCCGAACAGATACAAGTCTTGGCGGGCCTGTTGAGCATTCTGGTATGTCATGCCGGAACCGGCCGGCGCGCCGACAAGGTACGGCGGAATGTTGGCGACGCGCGACAGTTCCACCGCCTGATACGTGCGCGCGCTGACGAGTTCCATTTTCGACGGGTCGATGCTGCTTTCTACCCACTCGACGTATTCGTTCAGGGCGGCGACGCTGCTGTTTTCGCGTGCTTCACTCCACGCCGCCGCAAGGTCCGCGAGATCTTGCGCCGACATGGGTTCGCCGCCGCGCTGACGCAAGTAGCCAGCCGGCACTTCCATGGTGGCGAACCTTTCGGCCGCGCGATCCAGGCGGACCGCGGTGTTTATCGCGCGCGCGCCGGTCGCCAACAATCCGGGTATCGGACTAAGGAACTGCACCACGTCGCGGGTTTCCAGTCGCAATCCTTGAAAGTAGATCTGCGACGATGGCCCCCACCACTGGTACGGGCCGGACTGGTCCAACGTCTGCACGTTGTTCGCGGGGATCCACGTGAACGCCACCGGGAACCCTTGGCTGTTGCGTTGCGTCACGACGGCGAACGCACGCCCGAAGAACAGCAAGTCGTCGGTCAGGTTGGCAAGGAAGAAGTTGCGGGTGACGTTCGGGTCGGGTTGCTGGAACCACGTATCGGGCGGCAAGTCGATGCGTTCCCAATCGTCGCCGTTCCACTGTCGCGCGTACTGTTTCAGTTCCAACCCCGACACCATGCCGACGATGAGATCGCGCGCGCGTGAGATCGTCGGAACGCGTAGCGCCGCGATGCGGTCCGCGCTGCTGGTGTAGTTGACGAAGTTATCGACCAACGGGTTGCCGGCCGCCGCCGCGGCGATGGCAGTTTCCGGGCGGAGTTGCTGTTCCACGACGGGGCGCGGTAACCACCTTTTCATGCTAGTGATACTATGCGACGCGCCGCGGGTTGCTGGTGGCAATCACGGGGCGCCGCACCGCGCTTGTCGGTTTCGATGCGAGCGCCGCCGCCCAGATCAGACAGCGGCATAGTTCGATGGGGCCGGGCGACTTCGCGGTGCTGATCGCGATGCTGCCCGGCGTGCGCACGGCGACCGCGCGCCCCACGTGTTCCTCGAGCATCGTTTCGCCGGTGTGCAACACGCGGCGTTCCGCAATCATCTGTTTTACTACCGCCGTCCACCGCGTGATTTCCTGGTAGCCCACGATCATGCGGCGGTGCGCCAGGTCCGTCGGGCAGTGCGCGTCAAGCGTCGGCGTGATCGCCAACAGCACACCCGGGTTGGCGTCCAGTTCGCGGCGGACCGCCTGCCAGAATGCCGGCACCGTGTCGGCCAACAGTGCGACAGTCGCGGTGGGCACGCCGTCGCCGTTCACGTTGCAACGCACCGCGACATACCGCCCGTCGTCAATAGACACCTCGCACGCAAGCACGCCGCCCGGCAACGGCGGCAGTTTCGTGCGGCACGCTTCGAACTGGCCCGGCGCCAGGAACCCGGCGTCTGTCTGGCACCATACGTTCACCGAACTGCGTAGGAACCCGGCACGGTTCGGCGCCACCGACTCGCGCTCAATCGTCCTAAGCGTCAGCGTGCCGTTCGGGTTGCCGTCGTGCTGCAACGCCGGGTTGGCGTAGCGCCACGCGTCCGGCGTCATGGGGTCCAGTTCTGGCGGCGGTGAGTATTCCAACAGCAACGTACCGTTGTGTTCGCCGGTGTCGATCGAACGCACTGCCGCTTCGCGGTGCCGTAGCATCGCCACACTTTCCTCGGTGCCGGCCGTCGAATAGAACAGCGCCAGGGGGTTGGCCACCGCGCGTTGCGTCGGCATGAACCCTATGTCCAGGGTGTCGGTATCGACGCCCCATAGTTCGTCCACGATCAGTAGGTCCACGCCGGCAAGCCCGTGCGGGGCTTGCGGCTTGGCTGCTTTCACGATCCACCGGCTTGCGCCGACGCGTACTTCGTTTCGGCCGAACGTCCACGACGGCTTGGCTTGGAACCGTTGCTCAAGTATCGGCGCAAGTTCCTGGAACAGCGACACCGCGAGATCTAGGCGGTGCGCCGCGCTCACTACCTTGACCGGGCGGCCCAGGCGTTTCGGCCATTCCGTCAGTGCCCACCCGATCGTTGCGGCAATCAGCGTGGACTTGCCATTCTGTCGCGCGGTTGAGATAAGCGCGGTGCGGTTGCACCACTCGCCCTGGGCGTCGTAAGACAGTTGCCGCTCGAGCGCGTACGCCTGCCACGGCATGAACGTGACGCTCAGGTGTTGCGCGGCCCACGCTTCCACGTCAGGCCCGAACGATCCGGCGCGGTTCGGCACCGCTGTTTCTAATCGCGGCCGGTTCCAGTCGCGTCCGGCCGGTTTCGTCTTATTCCTGGCAGAGACACCGTTGCA